CGGTGTTAATTTCGGCGTGTGAACGCATTCAATGATCACTTTCTTGAGATCTTGAAGTAGTTCCCCCCTCATGCCCCGCATCATTAACTGACCGATTTTATTCGTGTCTGCATCTTCCGGAATTCCGGCCTTTTCAATCAGTTCGGTAAAAATAGACTGTATTTCGAGGGATGTCGTCACGCCTTTTTTCTGGATCTCAAATTCTTTTCCGTCGATTGTCTCTTTCTTGATTTCGCCTTTCATAGTCCTAAAAATAGAGTGTTCCACCCGAAGCACAGGCAATCTGGAAAATCCAGGGCGTGCTTTGCGGATTCAGCGGTTCCTGTGGTTCGTCAACAATCCAGGAAACCGGGTAGAACGTTTTTTGATGTTTTGCGTTGGGAAAATTGGAATCTGAGCTTTTATCGATCAGTGAAAACGGGAATCCGACTATCCCTGTCAATTGTAACAGAAATAGATTCCTGAGCATTTCGACCGAGGGGGAAGATTGCAGGATACTGATGGAAAATCCCCTGTTCGAATCGGTGGACATCTCAAGAAACGGTTCCCCGAATACTCCCCGTCGAAAATTGAACCTGGCCGTAGGTTTGGATGGGGCAATCGAGACCCAATTTTTGATTTCAGCATAAGCGGGAGTTCCGGGAATCCCAAGTCCTGCCTGCCATTTATCTGGGCGATAGACATACATTTCATTTTATGCGGGGGACTGTTTTTCTTTCATTTTCGTTTTTTCTGCCACAATCATCCAAGCTCGATCAGCTGGTTTTGAACCAATTTGGTAATTTGGAATCTTCTTGATCATTGGGCGCTGGCCTTCTGCAATCGAAACATTTTCGGTCAGATTGACCCGCTTCAGCTCGATCTTTTTCAGATAGTTTCCTTCCTTTTGATCAGAGAAGGCTTGATTCATAATTTCGTTCCAATCAGACCCCCATTGGTTCGTCAATGTCCAGTTGGCCTTTTCTGCAACTCTGACAGAATACTGAACATCTCCGTCCACTCCCTCTTCGTCAGAAACGGAATCCTCCGGAAACTCAATCAACACGTAATCCCCATTGGGCTTGCCTTGGATCGGAAAAACCTTGTCGTCATAGGTCGTAATATAGGTAATGTGGTCTTGTGAAGCATACGGTTTTGTTGTCATCGTGTCCTATGGGGCAAGGGTTAGCGTGATTGCGACATTGTGGATTTTACCTCGTATCGCGCCGTAGATCTTTATTCCGCTTAAAAGGCGGCTTAATTTGTCTGATCCGGTGATGCTGGTCAGCGCTGGCATATCGACATAATAGTCCAGACCGGTATAGGGACCTTCGGTGATTTGAGTCAGGAACTTCTTATTGATCCCGTCTGCCATCCGGATCTCGTTTTTGGTTTGGACTTTTTGCAGTCCGTCTGCATCATACCCAAGATCCCCTCCGGAGGCGATCATCAGTTCCAGATTATCCAGCTGGATGTTAGTTTTCAGCCAGTCGGCGCCCCTCGTGATATCGGCGTATCGTCCCTGCAGTGTTTTACCGCCGCCGCCATCTTTCTGGCCGCCGGTGACGCTTAAACCTGCCAGGGTTGTGAACCAGTTTGCATTTTTACCACCAAGGTAAGTTTGCTCTGTTCCTGAAAGCAAGTCTGCGGTGACGGCTGCCAAGGTTTGCAGATCCCATGATCTCGAACCTGCATCCAGAGGAGCCATCTTTCCAACAATTGCGGCCTCGATCAGATTCAGGTTTGACCAGCCTTTTGAGGCCGCGACATCTGAGGAAGTTCCGGCCGGCACGGTCACTGTAAAACTGGTCCCAGCAACAACAGATTCGACTGTATAGGTATCGTTCAGATCGTCAACCGCACTCCCCCAAATTCCAACCAGATCACCAACAGCCGGAGGAGTTGTGGTTGCAACCGTGGCCGTGGTTCCTGATACGGTGATCGCTGTAATATCAAATTCTGTCCCGGCTTTCTTGCTATAATAACCGATTGACCGGTTGTTCGACAGGGCTTTGATCACGCTGAAAATATCCGTTATGGCAGATGTTATTGCATCCGCATCTTGGCTTGAAAATACATGGAACCGATTGTTTGATAATGCCCAGGCTGCGATTGCTTCTTGCTCCGTATTATCTCTGACCGGAGAAAGAACGAAATAAAAGTCACTATCAACCAACAGGGCAGCGTCCAGGGCTTCGTCTGCATCTTCAGCGGCTTCCTGCTTGACAACCTTGACGGCTTCCGGGATGTTTGCCTGGCTGAACATAATGTTGATCATTCTTCCCACGGGGGTATTAACCGGAAAAACAGCCAAGGCCGAGGTTTTATCGGTATAGGTTTCCACTCTTGAAAGAGCTGATTCTCCATGCTTATACACGATTGCCGGAGTTCCGAAACCCGGTCTTGATACAACCGTATCCCCAATGGAGACGGTCATTTCCACTCTGTTGTCAACTTCGGTCATGATAGGCCCTCAAAATTAAATGTAGGATCTTCAATGGTTTCAAAATAGTCGCTGTCTTTTACTGCCGTTTTTGCCAGTCCGGAAAATACAAATTCGATAGTCGCCTGGTGGATGTACTTGTCATCATCCATCATCGGCAAAACACCCGGCATGATGTTTTCAGAGACCGGATTGTAAGCAATTTCCTGAGCTTCCAAAATCTCTTTAATCGGAGGCAGGAAAGCCCGGTTCAATGTGTTCTGTGCATACCGGTAAGCCACCATTCGCACCGGTGTTTTTTTCCTGCCGTCTGACGTAAATGAATCGGTCAGAAACTTAACTTGGGTATTCCATTGAAACGGTTGATAATAAGTGTTTTTCCGCTTCTGGACTGTTGCCTCGATCACTCGTTCAAACCTACTCCAGGGATGGCCGGTTGACGATTGCGGAAGCTGAGATAAGACCGCATAGGGTCTTTCACGCTGAAAATCATTCCCCGACCAGAATACCCTGGTCTTATCGGTTGGCAATCCGGAAGCGGCCAAAATAAAAGCCTCGATTGCGTCCTCGATCGCTGTGAAATCTGTTTCCTGAACAATCTCTCTCGTCATTCGACTACCACCATATTTCCGCCTTGAATTACCGGCCAGGTGTTCAACTTTTTAACCTGGAACCACTCATCACCGAATTTAATCTCGTCGTTGGTTTTCAGCCAGGTCTCCCCATCTTCCGGTTCGAAAACTGCTACAAATCGCCATGTTTTGAATCTCAATCCTTCCTCCATCCGGTCGATCTCTTTCTTTCCGAGGGGCTGGGTCATGATGTTGTTGAGCGTGAAATGCTCATATTCTGTTTGGCCACGGCTTCCCTGGTCTCCTTTCTGCCTTCGCATTTTGTAAGGGCGTTCCGGGTCATATTTCAATTTCTTTCGCATCGTCCTGGCCAGTTGCCTGATTACTGGATCAACTCTCATCCTACCTCAAAATCAATGGCCTGCCTCAACCGACCGGATTTTCCGATCAACGGCGTGGTTTTCGGGGCCTTCTTTTCCAGAGTGTAAGGGTGATTCGGCTCGAATTTTTCCGCATCAGCCATATTAGCCTGGATCTGTTGACGGTGTGCCTGGCCTAGTTCGCTTAGTGCCAGCCTCTTTGTCTTCTTTTTGGTCAAGATCTCACGTTCCAGTTTATCCGCCATATCTTCGAGTTGCGGTAATTGCTCGTCGAAGGTTTGGCGCATGAACGGGCGTTCAGGAATGGTAATTTCTGTTGTCCCCGGTTTAAGCGGTAGCCCTGTTCCCCGCAAATAAGCCCTCATCTTTGGCGTTACGGCTATCGAAATGCCGAATTCCTGCACACTGGCCAGCTCAGCCAGGGTAATTTTTCCTGATTCAGAGCTTTGGTTGTTTGAAGATAAAATCCCGACATCCACATAGCTCAACTTATCGTCGAGTTCTCTTAGATAATCTTCCCAACCGTAATCAATGACTTCCTGGTCTTTCATATTAGCATATGGACAGTGGGGCGTTGATTGAGAATATTCGTAACAACCGACCCATATTGATTCGCATTTTTCAGGTCGGGGGCTGTCGCGTTGTTTTTAGCCATGGTGTTCGAAGTCGAAAAAGCGTCAATCGAAACATTTGAGAGTGAGCCGGTTCCGGCCGGATTATCCGAAGAAAATGCAGCCGCCCAGGCTCCGAGGTTGATCTGTAACCGTCTCAAATCTGCCAGTTTAAATTGGGAACTTCCCGGGGATCCGCTCATTGATCCATCCGGGAATTTGACCCTGGTGTTTTTATCGGCCTCAATATACAGCTCATCATGAACCCATTGGAGAACTGCATCCTTTTCGGCCTTGGTGAATTCTTCCAGGTCGTCTTTAATTCCAACGGCCCTGGCCAGAATATCATCCCAGGTAATTAAAAGAGGCAGTTCAGTCATTATTCAGCGTTATTTTTGGCCTTTTTGAGGGCAGTTTCGAGTTTTTTGAGCTGATCTCTCAGATCATTAGCCTGGACGGAAAGATCTTTCTTTTCCTTGTCCATGGTTTTGACCTGATCTTCCAGGGACTTGACTTTGTCCTCCAGCGTTTTTTTATCGCCCCGGAGGTTGGTCAGGTTTTCCTCATACTTCTTTTCGGCATCTTTCAAAGCCTGGTCGGATTCCTCTTTCACCTTTTTCAAGGCTTCCGCATGCTCAGATTTCAATTTCTTGATCTCTTCGACATGATCTGCTTTCGCGTCCTTGACGGTCTTGTCGGCAACGATCTCTTTTGCCGACAGTTCTTCATACCGGTTTCGTTCGACCTGGGCGCGGAATCCCGGATCTAACACCAGGAGCTCGTAATAATCCTCCCGGATCTCGTTATCTCCTGGAGTGATCTCAAGTCTCACGGATTTAGGCCCGTCATTTGGCATATTCGGGGGATAAATATCATAGCTCTTTGTCCCGGAAATATTTGACTTTATTTTTACGGTTTTCATAGTCTCCTATGCGGCTTGAACGTTGTAACGCTTGATGATCGCCTTATTTCGGATAATTTCCAGTCCTCCGAAATAAGCATAAAACGGGATCATCATCGAAAGGTTCTTGAATTGGACAGGCAGCGGGGTCAAGTCTTTCGGCTGAATAAACCGAAATGCCTCTGGACTGTTCGGGGTCATCATAATACCTGGAACGGTATTCGAGTTGAACGCAGCCGTGAACTCATGGATTACCCGATATCTGGTGATGCCTGTGGCCAGTTTTCCCATGGGGCTGTTCAGATATTCCCAGACAGTGATGTTCGTCCCACCAGCTTGCGAATGCATGTATTTTTTAAGCAAAACAGCGACTGCACCCAGGGGCATAGTAAGGGTAAAGGATGTTATCGATCCTTCAACACCAGTATCGATATTGGTTCCACCCCATATCCCCAAAGTTCCGGTATAAATAGCATTTCTCATGTCAATGAGATCAGCAACAATTTCACGTCCGGATTTGTTTATCCAGTATTTCAATGCTGTACTTGATACGGAGTTGGGATCGTCAACAGTGTCAGCCAGGGCCGCTTCGTCGATTGCATCATCATCGAACCCGATTAATCCATCCTGGCTATGGACAATACGAGCAGCAAGCCATTGCATATGTGCACGGCGGATTGATTTGGCCTTCCGAGATTGGACTTCAACATTAGCAAAATTAGCTGAATCCAATTCCTGCTGATTCCACTCGATTGAACCACCACCCATAATGATCGTGACAGAATGCTCCTGCCCTGAGATATGAGACAACGGCAAATCGGTAGAGGCGCCGGTGATGGTTTTGAATTCTCCCTGCATATCGTTCAGGAAGAATGTATGCTTGGTTGCTCCCACTGGCGGGGCAATTACCGGGAACCAGGATAGATAATCCTTGTTGGCATACTCAATATCCCGTTGGGTGTAATCGAAATCCTCCAACTGACGAGCTGTGTAGGCCGAGTTATCGTCCATCGAATGTTCTTCTTTGGCGAAAGTCACCCCTTCCAGGATATCGTCAACCGAGAACTGGTCGGAATCAATACCGGCAAGCTCGAGGTCTACTCTGGTCAGCATGTCCTCGATAACTTTTATTTTTGTGTCATCCATCGAGACAATACCAGCCTGGATTCTCAATTCGCTTGACTCCTTAAGGCGGCCGATGGTTTGTTGCGCTAATGTTTGTATTTTCTGTTTCATCAATCAGTCTCCTTAAGCGATTTGTTTGAGCATCAATTCCACTGCAACAGGGCCGGCGGCTGAAGTCGTTTCCGCGAATTTTGCCAGGATGGCGTCACAAGTTGCCTCATCTTCGCCTACTCCACCTGTTTCGTCTGCATCGGTTCTGCATGCTCCGATTACATCCGGGCCTGTTCCAGCAGCAAACCTGACATATACTTGCCCTCCTTTGGCCGCTGCTTCTTCACAATAGGCATACCACCTCCCATCTTTTGCCACCGGGACTGGTGAATTAATCCCGAAACCATTGGTATAGGTATAGCCCTGGGCTCTTTCCAGCATGCTTGGATCAACGCAAAGTCCTTCAATAACAGCTCCAGTTGCCCCGCTGTCATCGATTTTGACCTGGGTGTCCGGGTCTGTGCCCTGAACTACGAAATATCCGGGTTTGATTCCGGTTGCCAGTTCATTTAGCAAACTATCAACCCGGCCATTTTCCTTCGAATGTAAATCAACGGGCATTCCGAGCCGTTTTGTTGTAATATCTGCTGCATATGAATCTTGTCCCATAATGGCTCCTTATGCGGTTTTCTTGATTTTGATGAGAGAACGGACGTCGATTTGAGAGAGCGGGATTTTCTTTTTCCCGCCATCATCCATCGATCCGCTTTGCTTAGCTTTGTCCAGGGCCTGCTTGGACTTGATGTCTTCCTTGGCCAGCTTGGGATCTGCCTTGATTGTTTTGTAAGCACCCGGAATTTCGGAATCATCGAACGATTGACCCTCATATACTTTGGTCACAATCGCTTTTTTGCCATCGAAAGGATTTTTGAAATCGCCCTCGACTTTTAATTCCTTGGCCACTTGCCGGACTTCTGCCAGTTCTTCAGCCTGCTGGTTGACCTCATCCATTGAAATCATGTTTTTTTGTTCGGCTTCCAGTTTCTCAACTTTCAGCTTGAGGGCTTTATTTTCTCCGGTGATTTCGTCCATGGAGGCCTTGGATTTTACCGCTTCCGTCTCAAAATGCTTCACAATCGACTTTTCCCGTTCAACCAGTTTCTCAACCGTTGCGGTCGATTCGTCGGCATATTCCACCGTAACTTCGTCAAGTGAGAATTCTCCAACCTTGACGGCGCTTAACACTCTTTTTGCCATTGTAACCTCATGTGTGGGTTGTGTTTTTTGTTCATCAAAGCTGTAGACCGTTGCAAAGTCTCCGCTTTGATCGTCAAGGCTGAGTCCAGCCCCTTTTGCTCTCGGATTTTCTGCCCCGATCGCAAGATGATTTGGTACTATGTCCTTAAATTTTACGTTGTCTCCGTCGATTTGGATTGCATCGCGCCAGTAACCTGTTGATACTCCAAGTTTTCCTGATTCTGCCGTTTTGATTGCATCTTCTGTATAGAGGACAGCATCAGTTGTCAGCCATTGCTCGCCGCCGATATCTTCAATTTTATATTTTCCCCCGGTTACGCCATGCTGATGCTTTAAGACATCCTTCGGTGACAGCATGTTTTTGGGATGCCTGATGGTAATCGGCACCGGGAAGGCATTTCCCTCGAGCTTTTTCAGCTCATCGAACGAAACGTCAGCAAAATACTCCTTGCCATTATTATCAACATATCGAAGCTTGCCCACCTTCATCATTTTTACCCTGGCATGGCCAAACCCGGATTTATCACGCTCAACCTTGTATGTATCAAAACTGTAAGGGTTGATGATTAATTGCTTCATCCGAAAATCCATTCAAAAATATTCTGCAGACCATACCAAGCCGCCTGCAAAACAAAACTATATTCATAAGCCAGAAACGACAGCATAACCAAAACGATTGCAATAATCCCGAATGCACGAGCCTTTGATGCGTCCGGATTGGTCAGCGGTTGCATTCTGCCTAGGGTAATGCAGAGATTCGTTGCGATAGCCAAAGCCGCCAGGCCTGCCCAGTGATTTGCCCTGTGCATGCTTTCCAGGAACGATCCAGCATCTACTAGCACCCCGGCAAACAAATTGCGATAGATGAAAAGAGCGATAAAAATGGCGAATAGGATTCTCAGCATATTAACTCAGCATCTGATTAGGCGGTTGTTCAGTAATCTGGTTACTCAAAAAAACTTCTCTGCGATATTTTTTGTCCTCAACCGCCCTAATGAATTCATTGGTCTGCAGTCCTGTCACGGCGAAGGCCAGGAGTAACGAAAGAGCCATAAAAGCGCTGACCTGGAAAAACAATTTACCACCCGAAGCCGAATCAAATATTACTCTCTGTAACAGGACAGCCCACCAGGCGGAGATCATAATCCGAACATAGGTTTTCAGGTTATGGGATCCGGCGACCAGAACCCATCCGATCAGCATGGCCACCACGAAAATTGCCCCAATCTGTTTGACAAGCAGAATCGATAGGGTGTTTTTCTCATCGACAGCAAACAGCAACATATGACTCAGCCAGAATGCCAGGGGAATGGAAATCAATACCCGCTGATAGACGCGAGGTTTTGTGTAGAATCCAGTGAGTGTTTGAATCGGGCTCATTATTCATCCTTCCAATCGTCTTCATCTGCCAGGATCACGCATCTTCCCTGGAGGGTGTCATCGTCATCCAGCCAGAAATAACCGTCCTCGAACCAGGAATTTGCATGGACCTTAATCGCAATATTCATGGCTGCAGTGTCGGTTATTTTATCCCGGAATTTCGAATCAGACATTTTATTCCGCCCGGATGTCATCCCGATTTCAACGGCAATAGCATCGAGCTGATTTCCCCTAGATTGATCAATTCGTTGTACCAATGATGTCAGTTCTGCAAGCTTTGCCGGATCAACCCAGATCTTCTGATTGTCCCAGCGGTCATCCTCCGTCCACTCTCCGCCAAGTTCCTCTATTTTCCAGCCGGCAGTCCAGTTTTGGGATACAAAGGTGAGTTCATCGTATTTTGGGAGTCTGGCAAGAGGATATTGTTCGCAATGATCTGCAGCAGTATCATAGTTAACCAGAATATCCAGATTCTTTTGGACAAACAGGTCTTTATCGTCGTATTTTCCGACCCATTGAAAAATGTCCTGTAGAACTTTCCCTGTTTTCCTCGTGTAATCCCATGATATTTTAGAATTATAGAAATCATGGGTATTGAACGCTGTCTTGAATGAGCTGGAATCTTGGACAAATTTGGAAACGCTGGAAACTGTTGGGACCTTCTCCCAGAGTTGATCGGGTTGCTTGATTCCTTTAATGGCCAATGCCCCCAAGATGATCCCGGCCACTCCAATAATAGCAAATGAAACCAGCAAGGCCTTTGTCCACGAAATCGACCACTTCAGAGCTTTTTTGACCTTGGAAATCTCTTCCAGTGCTTCCTCTGCCGCAGTCATAAACTTAAGCTTATGCTCAAGGTTCAATTGCCGGGGGTAGCATGTGATATTGATCTTTCCGTCCCGGACATAATTGACAACAGGGTTTCCCTGCTGTTTGTTGAGGTTCGAATCGACGATTTCACAGAACCACTTTTTCTTGGGGTCGCCCTCAAAATCGTAGTTATCCGTCAATTTTCTGAAAGTAAAAGTCTTTTCCATCATGATTGCCTCATGCTGCTAGCTGTTTTGGTTTTGCGTAAGAGCCGTCTGGCTGTTTGACAAGCTGAACAATCAATTCTCTGTCGAAAATGATGATCGGAACGCATTGGCAGTTTATGTCCTGTCCGGGGTTGTTTCGCTCACCTGCCCTTTTACCGGTCGTGACTGTCACCGGTGGCTGAGAAAAGCGGAAAATTTTGTTATTCAATCTCAAATGATCAGGCCTTTCGTTTCCGCCCGGCCCTACTCCGTTCCATTCGTAAAAATCCCAGCCGTTGAATTTTGATCTCAATTCGGTGAGAGTGCCGTAAAACTTGCTGGTCTGGTCCCTGGCGATTAATTGCGCCCTGGTCTCTGCAAGTCCCAGATTCTGCTGAATCTTCCAGCGTAAAGCAGTTGTTGATTCGCCTTTGATCACAGATTCAATGACCGTTTTTTGCATTTCGTCGATAGTGACCAGGGGGATGTTTTTAATCAGCAGCACGTTTTTTGCCGTCCAGTCCTTGATGTATGCTTTAAGCCATGGTTCGCTTTGGAGTGGATTGACACCAATTACAAAGTTCTGATTGGCAGAGAACCGGGTCTTATGGAACTTCGCGAACGACGCGGCAGTCGTTACAAGCTGGTTTTCCACAAGATTTCTGAATTCAATGGTTTTGATGTCGCCATCCAGGGGATATTCCTGACCGAAATAATTTACCCGCAGTTTATGGAACGTCTTTCCAATCTTTTCGGTAACAGCATCATCCATCGACACGTCCGGGACATATTCGTTCTTTGTCCACTTCGGCAATTCTGCGAATACAATCTCATTCATCAATCGGCGCAGTTTGGACACTATCGGCTTGATATCCGTGTAGTATTTTGCTGGCAATGCTGCTGGGAACTTCGCCCAAGCGTTGGTTGATTTGCGTTTACGCATGATTGGCTACCATTTTTCTGCCGTTAAAAGATTGTAAAGCATTGCTGTCACTGTCCTGGCCTTTTCCCGGACGAACTCATATTCTGGAATGTTCGGCTCGTTGATCAATACCTTTTTACCCCGCGAATTTTGTACAAGAAAGCCATACACAGATTTGTCACTATTAACATTGCTCGTCTGGATATTGATTGATGCATATTTAATGATTTGTGAGCCATTCCTTTTTGCACCGAGCCAGGTTGTATATGAGAGGTGCGCCCCCGTGAAGTTCGTATCATCGAGTTTTGCCGAAGAAAAGTTACAACCGCTCAGATTCGAGTTCAGAAAATTCGCCCCAGTCAGATCGCACTTTGAAAAGTCTTTCCCCGCAAGATCCAGGCCGGTCATTTTTTTGCCTGACAGATCGGAGCCGGAATGATTATCCAGATCCTGCAGGACATCAATAAAATCTTTATCTTTTCTCTCTTCCTTTTTCATGAGCTTATTTAATCAAAACGCAGAAAATTTGGCAACTTTTCACGCTGCATCCTCTTTTTTGCCTGGTTCATTCGTTTGCGAATCTTTGTTTTTCAATGCTTCGTACATGGCCTCTGACTCTTCGAGTTCTTTTTGCTCCTGTTCTTTCTGGATCTTTTCGAATTCTTCAGGATCGTAGTCAACACCATCGAGGTTGGTTTTTTCATTCGCGAACCGAACGTCAAAAACATTTTTCTCCGGTAATCCCATCTGCCAATATTTGTAGTCGGTATCAGCCTGCTTGTTCCGCATATCGACCTCTTCCTCCTCAGTCGGCTCAAGGATGTTATGCCATTTGAAATCTATTTCTTCAATATCCCAGCCTGTTTCATAAGAGACGATTTCAAGCATCCTGCGAAACATCGAGGTATATTTGTTGTTCTGGTTTGATCTGACCGAATCAGCCCAAACTTTTCTTGATTCGGATAGAGTCGAACCGCCTAATTCCCCTGATTCTTCAGAAAATAGAATAGGGACGGGGATCTCCCAAATCATTCCCGTATCACGCCTGAGATCCTGGTTGATTTCCTTCACGCCCTGGGCAGGTGTGGCAATTTTTGAGAGATCGTCATTTTCTCCAATGACTGTTGCTTTCAATGAATTGCGCAGCAATCGGACAGCCCGGATATATTTTTGAAGGTCTGCAGGATCTTTGAAGTCTCCCAGGTTGGCAACCTTAAATACATCCTCGATAAACCCCTCCAGCAGTTGAGAGCTGGATTGCACCCCGATTCCGTACCGCTTTACCCCATCATATGTCCGTTGTACTGCCGGGACTTCCCAGGTTAACCGCCTTGCTCTCTCAGAATTACTAATCACGCTATCCGCTTCAAAGGATGGGAACCTGATCAGCCTCGATTCGTGGCAAAGAAATGATTCAGCCCCTCTAAACGATTGGATTTGTATCCGATAGTGCATCGGCTGTCCTGGCTTTTCATCCCTCAGAATTGGCCTGACTGAAATAGGAACCGCATTGAACCGATCGACGGGTTGAAATGAAAAGACCTTCCGAACTGCATTTTCGTTGAGCGGTTCTTCCGGGTCTCTCCCGTCGTCAACGTCAACAAATATCACCCCGCCGGAATACAGTTTCCACATGGCAATCATCTTTGCTCCGACAGCCAACCACTTGAAACGCTTGTCCATCTCTTTCTTGATGTCAGCGGCTTTCTCGTTGTCGTCCTTTGAAACCAGGTCAAATCCTTTACGGGTTCCATCCCCGGAGTAAAGATTGATTGCCCTGAATACCAGGGGGTTTTGATAGAGGTCTGTCAGCTCTCGGTAAGTAAATTCAAGCGGGGGGAGGTAGATCGTGTTGAATGTCGGGTCTGTTTCCAGGCCGAAGTTGTTGAAAAAGTTTGCCCAGCCACCAGAGGGTGAGGCGGCAATTGAGTCCATCGAGAATTCTTTTTTGTCTTTGGGAACGATCTCTTTTCCGTTGTGGTCGTATAGGGTCATTTAGTCTTGTCTATGGTTGGCCGGCTTTTGTCACCGGCCAGGTTCATATCGCCTCCGTTGATTGTTTGGATTTACGGAGTTCTTTTATCAATAGACAAGTTTATTCTACAGGAAATTGGTTAGAGGTTGTCAACTTTTCGGTCAGGAGGCTTTGGTGTAGAAGTCGAATGAGGATGGATCGGTGTTGATATGTTCGGCAATTCCGGTAATCATGTCGGCGTGATCATCAAATTCGTTATCACCATCTTTCATGTAAGTGACCATTTTCTTATGGAATTCTGAAAATCGCTTATCCCAGTCATAGGGGAACCTTACATATTTCATCACGGTGTTTGATTCGGATAGAATCCTGGCTTGTTTGTTTTCAGTTTGATGGAACCATCTGATTGAGATCCCCCTTCCCTTCCCCTCGAATTCGGTATCGATTATCCTTTTGACATTGCGAGAGAATCCACGGCCACCATTGTTAGATTCAATCATAACCAGCATATGCGATTGATGGTGATTCCTCACAAGAAACTTGGCAGTCATTGGCTCGGTGATCTCCATCCCGACCTGAGTAAAATAGATATCGAGAATATAAGCCTCTTTGTACATCAATCCAAACTCGTCTTTCCCTCTTATAATTCCCGCTATTCCTGCAGCAAGAAAGTCTTTCCCCTCGTCTGCGGTATCGATATAGGCAAATACTTCCTCAAATTTCTCCGGTAACTCATCCGGGGTATAGGTTTTTATGTTCTGATAAAGTCTCCCGATCTTGTCTAGCCTGATTGAAAGATAGTTGGCGGAATAGATCATAGGGTCAATCCTGGCCCGGAGGATATCGTTTGCCCTTTCGTCCAAAATGTCGGAACAAAGCATTCCTTGTCTCTCCGACCAGGCTTTGAGATTGAGCACTTTGACAGACTCTCCGGATTCAATCGCCCCTTTCTGAATTCTATCGCCTGGATCGTCAATAGCCCATGGAGTCATCACATAAATTTGTTTTCTCGGTTTCTCAAGCCTTGATAGCCAAGTTCCTGTCAACGTAGTCCAAAGTTTTTCCAAGTGGGTTTCGTTGAACGCCTCAAGCGCTCCTTTCACGAGGTCGTCAAATATGATGAGATTGCCGCCCATTGATGTAATCCCTGACATGATACCTCCAGCAACATAGCTTAGGTACTGTCCTTCTATCGCCCATTCTTCTTTGGCTTTCTGTCCAAATTTTAGCGATGTGTTGGGGAAGATATCGGAATAGACTATTTGCCATGGTTTTATTCTGGTTCCGTCTATGCCATTGCGGACAAACTGACTCATCCTGTTTGCCACCCGGACATTGTGTGAGCAGGTAACGATTGTTTGGTCTGGATGCCTGCCAAGGATCCAGTCTTCGAAATTGATCAGTGAATATGATTTTTTATGCCTGGGCGGACATTCGATGATCAGAATATCTGTGCCGCGGAGGTCAATCTCGAAACGGGTGCCCCCTTCCTCCGGTTCCATAATGACATCGATCGACCCGCCATCCAAATCAAGTTTCTCATGGTGATCTATGGCAATCGGCGAGAAGTGAGAAATTGGTTCGTCGGCATAAAATGATTGAAGACATAGGGCCAGGACTATTAGGTAGGTATATTCTTCCTTGAATGCTGTGGAGTTTATGACTTTCTCAAATTCCCAGAAAGAACGTCTGGCCATGAAAATTTTCTTTAGCCTTAGTTTTCTGAACAGTTCTCGTTTTGTTTCTATATCAGACATTTAGTCAATTTTTGGCGATTTTTAGGTTTTTCCCTGTATATTGTTATGATTGAAGTTTTCCAATTTCCGAGTCCAAGTCTTCTTCTGACATGCCCTCGGTCGGATCAGGCTTGCTTTCATATTCCGGGGCCTTCTTAATTTCCTTGGCTTTGGATATCTCTGCCTCATTGAATAGTCCAACATACCTTGCTAGATCGTTGAGCGCCTTGAGTTTGTCATGAAACTTAAATTCAAGGCCTCCTTGAGCCGTCTCTTTGATGCTCGCTATTGCTGCTTTTTTGTCGCGATTAATTTCTTCCGGAGGTTTAATGAGGATGACTGATGTCTTCTTAATAAGGCCATTCCCAAGGTCTTGTAGTTTCTCCCCCCATTCAAAAAAGTCCTCTGGGTTTGCAAACGCCACCTTGGCTATTTCATTGATTACATCTTGCGCCGTTATATCTGCTTTTTCCGCTATTTTGGCACGCCTTTTGGCTACCGCTTCCTGTATCTCAACCTTACTCAACAGCCTGTGAGCGCCTCTGTCTGCCCCGTTTTCACTGTATCCAGCTTTCCTATATGCGTCAGTCGCATTACCAGAATCAACATAAAATTCAACAAATCTGCGTTTTCTTGGCGTTAATTTGTTTTTTTTGCCAGATTTTTTCTTGTTTTTAGTCATTTGAAACAGGGTCTTCTCTATAAACGCAGATCTGACAAGTGAAAATAAGATGTCAAATTTTGTATTTTATGCCCTATTTTTATGACAAAATATCGTTATCTGTCAAAAGGATTCCCTGGACAGCCTGTCTTGACTATTCCCCACCGAATCACTCAGCTCAGACTTTCCGGCAGTCTTAAACTCTCAGGCAGCCCCAACAGACCAGTTGTCAGGGATACCTTAAATTTCAAGATTTGATTTTTGGATTGGTTTGGGTTGGAAATTCCCGGGAAGTTTTAGTCTGTTGAATTGTTCGACTGCCTTGACTCTGGCGGAAAATCATCAGGCTCTGGGCGTTCATAGGTTTCCATCCATTCGTTAAGATGCTCACTGCTTGCAGCACCACTCAACAATCCCAATAAGAACAGTGCTGCTATAAAGCAGAAAAGGGATATAATTGGTAATTGTATCGTGATCATTCTTCTTCTCCGATTATTTTATCCAACCATCTATAAGGATCATATCCTTGTTCGTACAGATCGCATTCGCATTCCCCGTCACCCCAAACCTGACGTTTTGCACAATGTTCAGGATGACCGTCTTTAATCAGTTCAGCCATCCTTATGGCGTTTTCTTTGTTCTCTATCTCGCAACCTGGGCAAATTTCATCAGGGGAAAGAAAGTCTGATTTCACTCCGCATTGAGGACAGGTTTCCATGTTGTTAGTAACTCCAATGGTTGTGCTTTAGGTAGCGACACAAAAATTCGGTTCAGTTGTTAAGGATTACTTAACAATTGAATAACTCCAAAATCTATCCACTAATTTTTGGTTGTTGATCTGACGTGTAAGTCAGAGTTAGACCGTTATCTTTACAATAACTTTTAAGCTCTGATTCGCTCCAGGCTGGCAAGAATTTAATACAGACTAAAATGCTTGGCGCCGGGCAATCGTGAAAAGTCCAGTCTTTAAGATGTTTCTCTTTATTTCTTAACCAAATTTTCTTAAATGGATATTTTACCCCTTGATCTATAAGCTTTTGCGCCTGTTCAGGAGTACAAAATTTTGATTTTGCCATGTTGGGTTAATGTCAGTTTTGACGTTCGTTCACTAAAAAACTCAACCACTCCAATGGTTGTGTGCTTAATATAGTTTATGTACACAGTTATGTGAGCTTTTCTTTTAACTCTTCCAACTGATCCTCCCCGGCTATCATCTTGACTGCTAACTCATCGTTACCGGTGTCGTAAAGATCAGAGCATTGTTTATGCAGTATCCTAGTCAATTCGTCACCAGACCACCTTGGAACTGTCCGTTCTACATGGCGATTGTTCCATAGTTTTCTGTTAATTCCTTAAATTCAACGATTCTGAGATGATCGTTCATGGGGTCTCCTGTGATAGTTCGATCCTTGCCTGCTCATTTGCTTCAGCAAGCTCAGATTTTTTGTTCTCAATGTGTGCCCTTATGACTGATTCAGCCAAATAGGGAGATACCTGAAAAAGCCTATGGGAATTATCACCGGTGGGGATACCCATCTGAAAATGTCGAATTCGACCAAAAGCATCTTTCAGGGTCGGAGCATTTTTTTCTGGTTGGGACTGTTTTTTAATCTCCTCAAGCTCGGACAATAGTCCCTTGGCTATCTCGATTTCTCGGTATGCATCCCAAATTTTTGCCGCTGTCTCTTGTTTGATCATGGGGTCTCCTGTGTTTGGTTCTCTATCGCTTTGCATGCTTCCTCCAGATATACGGTTTCAAGATTTGCCCGTGTGTCCATTCTCCTTTCAACGCGCCTGATTAGTTCAACGCACTTCTTCCTTTCGTCTTCACGAATTTCTTTTTCCCATAAGTCCAGAACGTTCAATGCTTCTGATCCGTCCATGGCTTCCGCAATTCTGACAAATACCTCATCTGATTTTTTCACTCCGCCTCCTGAATAGTGATTATCGTTTGTTCTTCCTGGGTTTTCGGGATCTTTTCCTGACTAAAACTGACGGACCTGACTTCTTTGGGCGAATCATCTTCAAGTATTCCAATTCCCACGATCGAATCAATAACCCATTTTGCCGAAAGACCGTCTTCATCTGTGAGCCTGTGCCGTTTAGAATGCACAATGATGTCAACTTGTGAGTCAAATTTTTTAAACGCATCCTGTCTCTCAGGCTCATTGAAAGGATCCGGTTCCAAGTGGGAAGGGGGAAATTGAGAACGATTACCACTGTCCTCTTTGATCTTGCAGTATCCATTTTTAAGTAGCTCCTGGAATGATGATTCAGTTAATCGCATATTTCAGTTTGCCAAATCGAAAAATGTTAGTTGGTTCAAGGTGTGCTCAACTCTTTCTATTGTAATATCCAGATAGGATTCATTGAGATCTATTCCGACATATTTCCGGCCGAGTTCCCTGGCAACCAACCCGGTTGTTCCAGCTCCGTTAAAAGGGTCCAGTATCAAATCACCCTCTTGGCTTCCGGCAGAAATACAAATCAAAGGAAGTTCAGGAGGGAAGGTTGCGAAGTGGGCTTCGGAAAAAGGTCTCGATGATATCGTCCAAACGGAACGCTTATTTCGATAGTCTGTGATAGCTCTAAAAGCGTTTTGTCCAGTGCCGGCCATAGCTTCTGTTTTACCATTAAAACTTCCCTTCGGGGCTGATGGACGTTTGTTCGAATACCTGCCTAGTTTTTCGTCATGAGATCCCGGACCTCTATCCCAACCTGATGGGAGTTTCTTTTTGGTGTTACCGGATACGGTCCTTTTTCCAAGGGTTGCATTGTCTGTATTTCCTCCGACATAGCAACCACCGCGGAAACTGTTTGCGTTTCCCTTTTCCCCTGCTTCCTCTTTTATCGCGTCGCTGTTGAAATAGTATTTCGTTCTCTTGCTTAGCAAAAAAATATATTCATGTGATTTTGTACACCTGTCCTTCACTGATTCCGGCATAGGGCTTGGTTTAGACCAGATAATGTCCTGCCTGAGTATCCAGCCGTAATCCTGCAATGCAAGGGCGACTCTCCACGGGATCCCGACAAGGTTTTTTATTTTTAACTTTGTTGACTTTTCGGTGTTTGGGCGTATGAATCTTTTCCGTCCAGACATGTATTTTCTATCCCCGATATCCATGTTCGGGTTAGAAATGTAGGTGTCTCCCATATTTAACCACAACACCCCATCAGATTTAAGGACTCTGAAGACCTGGTCAAAAACCGAAACAATCTTTTCGATATATTCATCGAAATGTTTTTCGAGACCGATCTGTCCTTTTACACCGTAATCCCTGACCCCCCAATAAGGAGGAGACGTAACCACGCATTGAACGGATTCTGAGTCTAACAACTTAAGCCCTTCTAATACATCAGCATGAATTAGGCTGAACCCGTTGTTTTCATAGTAAGGTCTCACCTCGCTTCCCTCCTCTCTATCAGCTCCAATCCATGGGAAAGATAAGCCCTGCCATATTCACCGTTATCCCACTCAACAGCGTACAATTCAGGGTAAGGACCTAACACAACATCGCCGATCGTTCTCATTGGCCGTGAAAATACGCGAACAATTGTACCTATTTGGCCATCTCTCTTGACGCGATCTTTTATTTTGAACTCGGCTTCACTCATCCAGCCCGCCTCCTTCTTTTTTCAATCTCAACACCCTTAATTACTTCGGCCCAAGTCTTCAACCATCCGTCCTGGCAGTTTGGGCATTTCTTTTCCGCTTGGGTCAGCTCAAAGCTCATCTGTTCCCATCCGCAATCTGGACAGTGGTATAGTGTTCGTTCTGGCATTAAGTCCTCCTTGATTCATGTTCTAAAATTGCTTTCCCGATTAATTCCGGGATCTGAGGGACTACTGCGTTTCCATATTGGCTCACAGATGCCACCCAACCGGAAACCCCATCATCCATCTCAACAAGTCTCGGTTTATCCGTTGCCCAATGAGTTCCGGGAACTGGGCCCCAAGTTCTTCTTCCAAATTCGCACGAGAGTAAGAAATCCTGCGGGATTTCCGAATAAACGGTGTTCTGCTTTGTGTTTCCCTTGGGGTAGGCCACAATCCAGACACGCTCTCTTTTGTGATTGACACCAACGGCTGACGCTGGTATAACATCCCATTCCGCATCATACCAGATCGAGGCCAAGTCTGTGAGTATTTGGCTAAACCAATTTCCCCTGTCTCCAAGAAGCAAATTTGCAACGTTCTCAATGATTGCGTATTTCGGTCGTATTTCGCTAATAAGTCTGGCAAATTGTGACCATAATCCTGATCTTCCACCTGACAGTCCTTTTTGATACCCCGCAATGGAGATATCTTGGCAGGGGAATCCTCCGCAGAGGATATTCGGTTCAATTCCGTCTCTTCGAAGTCTTTCAACATTCAAATCCTTTATGTCTTCATAGATTGGTATATTGAGCCAGTGTTTTTTAAGTTCCTGGCGGCATTTCTCGTCGATTTCGCAGAAAGCAATCGTCTCCATGCCAGCTCGTTCCAAACCGAGAGAGAAACCGCCGATACCTGAAAATAGATCAAGTACTTTCAAGCTCTCTGGCATGGTTAATCCTGGTTAATATGTTCAACTGTCAATCTTGTATCATCTGACCCGGGTCGGCTGAAATTTGGATAATTCAGAGCTAGGGCGATGAAGGTAACCACTAATAGAATTATTATGTGGATTGGTTTCATTTTTTGACCCGCTTTAAAAGTTGTTTGGCCCTGGTTTCCCATTTGTTGTATTCCTGCAGATCTTCAATATGATCGGAATGGCCATCAAAGTTTCTGGTCATCAGGG